CTAAAAGAGGTTGCAATACAGTTTAAAGGCAAAGGAATTAGAGAAGTAAATATTCAACCAAGACCTTTTTTATATCCTGCTTTTGTAAAGCATAGAAAAATATTAATAAAAGATTTAAAAGACTATTTAAAAACATTGAAGTTATGATAAAGACTTTACCGAATAAATGGGTTAGAAAGGCTGTTTTTGATGCCATTAATAATATAGAGGTTGATGGAAAAGAAATTCCTTGCTTTGATATGCGTGTACCTACAACTAATAAGAGCAATTTTTACACCTTACTCACATCACAAACAAACCAAGAGGATAAAAACAATAAGTGTGAAAGCCTTTGGGAAAGTTCAATTCTTATTGATATTGTTACAATTTATAACGGAGTAGGGAACACAGGAAGCAGACTAGCAGTTGACAATATTACTGATGCTGTTCGTAGTTCTGTGCAAGATTTAACCTTAGATAGTGAAAGCGGTTTACAGATTATGTTTCAGACTGTTGGGGGTATTGATAATTTAGATACGGTTACTAAAAGTCAAAACGTTTATAGAATTTTATATCGTATTGAATTAACTATAAATTAAATTTATTAAAAATAACATTTTAATAGTTTTTAATTATATTTGTATATATTAATTTATATAAAAATATTAACATGAGTACTTTTATTAAAGGTGATGCTGTGATACTCTCAATTTGGGATGGTGCAGCATACGAACCAATCGGATGTCTTACATCAAACTCTTTGTCAGTTACTAGGAACGTAATTGAAACACAAACTAAATGTTCGCCTGGCGAAATCATACGTGCTGCTGGTACTACAAGTTCAGAGTTATCTTTTGAAGCAACATATATAAAAACAGATTCAGGTAAAACTGATTTTGATGCTTTATTAGGTTTCATTAATACTGCTTCTGGAACTACACAAGATTGGAAAATGTCAACAGACCAAATTACACCAGTTGCTTACTATGGTACTGCAATTCTTGCTGATTTGGAAATATCTGCTGCTGCTGGTGATGAATTTGCTACTTATAGCGGAACTTTACAAAATAGCGGTTTAATTACAGAAACTGATCCAAACGTATAAAATTGAAAAATAAAATCAAACTAAATTTTGAGGGCAAAGAACTCGGTTTCCATTTTGGACTTGGTTTTTTAGGCGAGTTATTGGACAATTTAGGATTTTCAATTGATGAGTTGCAAACGAATATAGAGAAAAATCCATTTAAGGTTATTCCTTTATTAATGCATACTTCTTATGTTTATAATCTTGAAAGGGAGGGCAAAGAAGTTGATTTAAAGTTGCACGATTTTATTGATTTATTGGATAATGTTGGAGGTGTTGCTTCTGATGGTGTTAGTTTATTTTTGACTGCATTTACAGATAGTATGACTAAAGATGTTCCTGTAACAAAAAATAAAATTCCTACATCGGGAAAGAAAAAAGCGAGCCTAAAGAAATAGACTGGGCTAGTGATGTAATATCTTTTGCTTTAGGTGAATTAAAAACTCCGTCTTTGTCTCATGTTTATGATATGACATGGGCGGAGTTTTTAATTAGACAGCACGCTTACCATAGGATTGAAAAAAACGAATGGTATAAAGTAAGGGAGATGGCTTACGCATCACTAATAGGTTCGCATATTGATCCAAAGAAGTTGCCGAAATCTAAAGAAAAATTTATTCCTTTAGATAATGAGGTTGAAAAAGGTTTAAGTGATTTTGCTCGTAATGCTATTTTAAAGGCACAACAAGAGTATAATAAAAAATAACAATGGCAGAATTAAGCGTAGAAATATCCGCAAAAGTTAAAAAATTACTTGACGGATTAAAAAAAGCAAAAGATGCTTTAAAAGGCATTGGTGTTGCTGCGGAAAGATTAGTAAGTAAATTAAAGAATGTAGGCGAGAAAATGTCTAGGGTGGGAAAATCAATGACCACTTCTTTAACACTCCCTTTAGTTGCATTTGCTGCAATTTCTGCCAAAACATTTGCTAGTTTTGAAAAAGATTTAGCAAAAATAGAAGGTTTAGTTGGTATAGCAGGAAGTAAGGTTGAGAAAATGGGGGAATCAGCCCTTATAATGGCAAGTAAATTTGGAAAGTCTGCCAATGAAGCCTCTGAGGCTTTATTTTTTATCACTTCTGCGGGTTTAAGGGGTTCGGATGCTATGGATGTTTTAGAAGCATCTTTAAAGGCTTCTGTTATTGGGCTTGGAGATACAAAGTCAATTGCAGATTTAACAACGAGTGCAATGAACGCTTATGGGGTTGATGTGCTTTCTGCTGCAAAAGCTACAGATGTATTAACTGCTGCTGTTAGAGAGGGTAAATTAGATGCTGTGACTTTAGCCCAATCAATGGGGAGGGTTTTGCCAATAGCTTCTGCAATGGGTGTTTCATTTAATGAAGTGGGTGCTGCGTTTGCTTCAATGAGTAGAACAGGAACAAAAGCAGATGAAGCGGCTACACAATTGAGGGGAATCTTATCATCTCTTTTAAGCCCTTCTTCGCAAGCTGAAACTGCATTAACGGAACTAGGATTAAGTAGTGATGGGTTACGCAAGAATATAAAGGATAACGGATTACTAAATACTTTAGAGTTATTAACTAGAAAATTTGAAGGAAACTCTGAAAAAGCTGCTTTAGTATTTGGTAATGTTAGAGCCTTGTCTGGTGTTTTGGATTTAATGGGTAAAAACATTAATGGAACTAGAGAGATTTTCTCTAATATGAATAACACTTTAGGAGATACTGATAAAGCTTTTGAAATTGCATCAAAAACAGCAGATTTTAAATTTAAAGTTGCCATTAATAGCGTAAGAAATTCACTCATTGAAATTGGAAAAATTATTGCAAATGTATTTTTACCAATTATACAAAAAGTAAGTGAAAAATTACTTAAATGGACTAAAATTTTCACAGATTTATCACCAGCAACTAAAAAGATAATTGTAGTTGTGGCAGGTCTTGTTGCTGCAATAGGCCCATTACTTATAGGATTGGGTTTTCTTATGACAACAATAATACCTGCTTTAGTTACAGGGTTTGGAATTTTAAGTTCTGCGGTAGTTTTTAGCGCGGGAGTATTTAAAACACTAACAACAGTAATGTTAGCAAACCCATTTGTGTTAATTGCTGCGGGTGTTGCTGCATTGGTTCTTGGTCTTACTACAATGATTCAAAAAATTACACCCGCAGTAAGTAAATTAAAAACGTTTTTCAATTTAATAAAAAGTGGTGGTATTTATTCAAGGTTTGTAACTTTGCAAATGCAAGACCAAGTAGATGCTACGATTGAAGAAAGTAAAGCTGCCAAAATTGCTGCTGCTGAACTTAAAAAATTCAATAAACAACAAGAAGATGCCGCTATTGCTGCGAAAAAAGCTACTGGTGAACTTAAAAAAGCTGCTGATGCTGCTAAAAAATTAGCTGATACTGTTGGTGCTACTCCTAAAAGCCCTCGTATACTTGTAGAAGATAGGTCTAAAAAAAGCAATGATAGACCAGAGCCTTTAGAATTAATTGATGTAGAAGATGACAATAATCAACAAGAATTTCAGTCTATAGATTGGGTCGCTTATGCTAATGTCAAGGGTTTAGAAGAGGAAAAACTTAAACTTTTAGCCAAATTACAAGAATTTAACGAATCGGCAAACAACCTTATAGCTGGTTCTATTTCTCAAACGTTTAGTAATTTAGGTTCTTCGATTGGTGAAGCCTTAGCGAGTGGCGGAAACGTATTGAGTGCAGTAGGTAATACTATTATTCAAGGTTTATCTAGTTTCTTATCTGAAATGGGTGGAATGTTAGTTAAATACGGAACTTTAGCCATATTAAAAGGTAAATTAGATTTAGCAATTTTAACGGGTGGACCTGTTGCAATTGGTGCTGGTATTGCAGCGGTTGCTGTAGGTGTTGCTTTAAGTGCTGCGGGTGCTGCATTAGGGCAAAAAAGTGCGGGAGGTTCTTCGGGTGATACGGGTTCGAGTAACTTCAAAGGTTCAAGCGGAGGCGGTAACTTCGGAGCATCTAGTTCGGGAGGAATGCAAAACGTAGTATTTGAAATACAGGGTACAAAATTAGTAGGTGTTTTAAGTAATACACTTGCAAGGAATAGAAGGCTAGGCGGTTCTTTATCATTAATAGATTAAAATTATGGCTTTAAAATATTGGTTTGAATTTACAGATGTTAAAACAATAGTGCATAGGGTTGAAATCTCGGATGCTACTTTTACAGGAGATTCTACACAGATTTACGGCAGTTGTAGTTTAGATTATTCCGAAACAAAAGATACTTTAGAACCTGTAAGAGGTTCTGGTTTACAAATAGATTTAGAGGCTAATAGTGCTTTAACTTTTTATGATTTATATAGTGAAGAAGAACGAACTTTCTCGGTTGTTTATACAAGAGCAAGTGAAATATTATTTAATGGTTGGTTATCGCCAGAAGGAATATATGAAAGTTTAGTATCTGACAAGTGGATTATATCTTTAGATTGTACTGATGGACTTGGATTCCTTGCAAATTTATCTTACGTAGAAGATGCTACAGGACTTAATTTTGTAGGTAAACAAAGTCTTTTAGAGATTGTTGTTAATTGCTTAAAGCGTACTAAAACACCTCAAAACATTCTTACAAGTGTAAAAATTTACTATGATGGTTTAGATCAAACACTAAACACATTTGATAACGTTTACTTTAATGCGAATAGATTTATTAAGGATGATGAAGATACCATAATGAATTGTGAAGAAGTTTTAAAGTCTGTTTTAGAGCCTTTTGGTGCGGTTATTACATCACATAAAGGTGAATGGTTAATATACAAGCCTAATTCTTTAGTTGATTTTTCTTCACAGATATTCTTTGCTTACGATGCTGATGGTGTTGCATTAAGTCCAATAATAAAAACAATAGATTTTGCTTTTGATTTAGGTAGTCAAATAGATAATTACTACCCACACCACGCAAACGGAAACCAACAAAAAACAATAAAAAGTGCAATAGGTGCTTATAGAATTAACTATAAATATGGTTTAGTAAAAAGTTTTTTTAATAATTTATATCTAAGAAGCGATACAACTCCGCCACTTTTATACATTGAAGAGTGGTCAATTGACGATATTAACAACCTAGAATTTCCAGCAAATAATTTAGGTTTTAGATTGGATATAGTTCCATTTTCTTCTCCTGCAACATTATCTACTTTAGTACTGACTTCTGACAGTTTTAACTTTGATGCTGGTAATATAATAGAGTTTAATTCATCTTTTCGGTTTTACGGAAATAACAACTTGCTTAATTCTAGGGTAATAGTTTATTTTAGAGTGGTTTTAACGGATGGAACAGATACTTATTATTTAGCTAACAATGGTGAATGGATAAACTCTTCTAATTATATATTTGAAAATGTAAGGGATGAAGTAATAAATTTAAAAATAACATCAAACAACATGCCGATTGCAGGAAGTGTTAAGATTGAAATATGGAGACCACTTAAACTAGAATTTCCGGGTGTTGGTGATGAAGTACTTATTTCTAAATGCGGATTTTCACCAGCAGGGAGAGAATTAGACGATATTAAAGGAGAAAATCACACATTCCAGAGAGAATTAAAACCATCTTCTAAAATTAAAGATGTAAAAGAGGTGTATAACGGTGACAATCCTTCTGATACCTATGTAGGTGCAATTTACAAAGCAGACCAAATAACAACAACTGACAATTGGACTAGGCAGGGCGCACAAGAAACAGAGCCACTTTTAAAAATAATGGGTGAAGAACGGATGAAAATGTATTCTAAACCTTTACAAGTCTACAAAGGTGATGTTTACGGATATTTTAATTATTTATCTTTAGTTACTATTAATGGCTTAACAGGTAAATTTATGCCAACTACATACTCTTATAATGCGCTTAGTAATATCACATCTTTAGAATTAACTGAGGTTTTAAATACTGATATTTTAAGCGATGTAGATTATCAATTTACGTTTGATTATGGGAATGTTGTAGAGCCAACAATTAAAGGCTAGATTTTAACCTTTTAAATAGTTTTTATTTATCTTTGACTTGGAGATGATAGATGGGGATTATGATAGATGGGGGTTATAGTATTTTATATATAAAGTGGGTAGATGAATTTTTACCTATTGGTTGTCTTACTTCTGACAGTTTCAGCGAAGAGATTGAAATGTTAGAAACAACTACAAGAGACAACGGTGGCTGGAAAACAAGCACACCAACAAACCAAAATTACAACATTTCTTTTGATGGAATCTTTGAAAATACAAATTTTCCAAGTGGTGACAATACAAAAATTAGTTTAGACAGGTTAAGAGTTTTAAAGAGAAATAGAACTTTAATCGAGTGGAAAATTATATACAATAATTCTAAACTTGTCGATATTGGCAAGGGGTATTTAACCAGTTTAAGCAGAGAAAACAATATAGACGAATTTATAAGTTTTTCAGCTAATATAGAGGGCTATGG